GTTGTTTTATATATTCGACCACACTAGCTTGACCAGCACGGTACATGATGGAGGCTAATTCCTCCTTGGGGTGGACGGGTTGCCATTGAAAATTGTCTTCAACTTTCTTTAGCAGTTCCTCCACTCGTTCGTTGTGTAACTTAAGAGTATTGAGGGAGATTGACATTAGAATGCTCGAAAAAAGCTGGCATCCGACCTGCCTGTGTCTCAGAAAGCTGTGGAGCTTTACCTTCATACATAAGTCGGTCGCTGGAATCCAGCCAAAATTTTTTGTCCAGATATCTATCGGGACTGTTGCCTAAGGGTTGAAATATCCAGTTAATAGTTGCTTTCCGAAGCTTGTCCAAAGAATTACTAGGAACAAGACCCAGCTCACTACATACAAGACTATTTGTCGCCACGTGGATTTGTTCATCTCTGGAAATATCAGCTGATACTGTTCGGAGAGCAGCGTCACCAGTAAAGCGAAAGAAAGGAAGTAGAACAAAGAATATAGCTCGTTCTGCAACCAAGGCTTTTGTGATAGTGTGGTCTGGGTGTTGAATCCAAGCATCTCTTAACCTCATAGCTTCGTTTTCTGATTTAGCATCTACACCATGTGCATCTACTATATATTGTAGAGCTTGATCGTGACGTATCTCATCTCTTACATTATCTATTAGTAATGTTCGAGCGTTTTCGGGAACGTTCTTTTCAAGACCTTCTTTAATGAACTCACCGACAGGTAGCTCCATATGACGTATTGCGAGGCAACGTCTGATGGCTTCTTCGGCTCCGTTTTTAAAGACTCCAGCCTTTGGCTTGACTGGGGTCCATTTTCTTTTCCTACTAAGGAGTTTATCATAAGGGTTCGTCTTCATTATTCTTGACAGTCGCAGTTGATTGGATTATTTAAAATGTCTTTCAAGTAATCGTCAACTTCGTCTTGGTCAAGAGCAGCGTAAGCGTCTGTCTTATCTTGCGTGTTTCCCATTACCTGTAAAGAGTAGTAAAGGGAGGTTTGAGGTGAATTTAACCACTCTTCGACGAACGCATTGTCGTAGGTTACAACATCACTCCAAGAGTTGAAGCTGTATCCATGAAGAAGTCCCGTAGCATCGAGTAATTTTACAATACCATCGGTGACACGTTTGTAAACGTCCCATCCGACTTCTGAAGCGATCTCGACATCGCCGTAAGAAACTCTTTCCACACCAAAGGTGCCAGAGTCACGGTCTACACTCTTCGCTATCGGAGGTGCAATTTCTGGAGTACATGTAAATCCTTTTACATCTCTACTCTTATAAGAACAAGAAGCTGTTGGAGCTATAGCGAAAGCTCGTGCCATATTATTGTGACGAGCTATGTGTGCAGCTCCACCTATGGCTTGTTCTAATTGTTCAACAATATAGAATGCAGTTTGACTACACTCTTTATTTTCTAACGCATTGGCAAAATCTGCATACGTTACATTATTATTACTTAAGAAGTTGGCGAGTCCAAGAACCCCCAGTCCAACTTGTCTGTCTGTTTTGCTGGGGAGGTACTCTCCACTAGCTTCAATATTTGTTCTCCCATGGAGATCGCACAAGCTCGACATACCTGAAGCGAAAGCTTTTTGCAAGTCTTCGATTTCACAGGCACCGAGATTGACGTGTTGCAGGAGGCAAGTTCCTCGTGAGGGCAAATATACCTCCAAGCAAACGTTGCCTCTGATTCGGTTGTTGTTGTTGTCATGTTTTATTTTGTTGAGCCAAATGTCCCCTTTGGCAATTCCTTCAAGAATTGCTGCTTTAACTCCGGCGTGACTAGCGGTCCATTTTTCTCTATCGACGTTAACACATCGCTTAATCCATTGGAGTTCTTCTCTGGGCGTTTGCACGAACTCAAGAATATCGGCATGATCAATGTCAAGGTGAGCAACAACGGCACCGTTCTTAAAGTGACCACCCCTTCGTAATGTTTCATTTAAACTAGAATAAATTTTTGCAAATGATACTGGTCCACTAGCTACTAAACCTCTACCATTCTCGTGACCTCTAGGTCTGATCTTTGATAAGTGGACTGCTACTCCTGCTCCGTATCGGAGAGCATGAGAGACGAACCTCCAGCTGGCTTCTATACCATCGGGACCTTCCATTGTGTCCTCGACGACAAATACAGTACATGAAACTGGTAGGCGTGATTCTGGGTTATCCAGCCAAGACTGGACCCGACCAGTACGGGAGATTAGTTCTGTTGTCATATTAAAATACCGAACATAGCATGTGGCTCTTTCGGCCAGCTTTCTACTAAGTTCATTAGAGAATTACTTAAGATAAAATTTTGTTTTTGTAGTGCTAAGAAGACAGTAATAATATCTTCTTTTCTTACACTATCCTTGCTTAATTTGTCGGCTATCAGCCTCATCTTTAGATCCTGCTCCGTCGTCAACTTTGTAATCGGAGGAGGGGGACCATAGTTTAGGTTCTTTTCTTTGGAAGTCATAATCGTCAGCAGTTAATATTTTGGCTAGTCTAGCGTTAACTAGAGCATCTTCTTCTGTCATACCTTTTTCTGCAAAGGTTTCCACTACGGCTTTCCAAGTGTATCCCTTTTCTGCAAAAATTTTTTCGGCTCTTTTTATGCCGATTGTAGGCACTCCAGCATATCCGTCGGTGTTATCACCTGCCATAGTTTGAAGTAAGTGCCATTTTGCACCTTCTTCTGCAGTTATTGTGAACACATCGTCAAAATTGTACAGCTGACCCGGGATCTGTTTCATATCCTTATCTGGTGAAACAATTATGTTTCCGGGAAATTTTGTGGCGTAAATACCAAGTGCATCATCACCTTCTAACAAAGGTTTCTTGATGACCTTATACTCTTTTCCAAGAGCATTGATTATACGTTTGTATCCGCAAGGTTTCTTACGATTACGATGTCCTTTGTAAGATGGAAAAATTTGTTTCCTAAAGTTTACACTATCTGAGAAGAACAATATCGTAGTTGAGAAATCACCTAGTTTCTGTTCAATCCTAGTTATTTCACGCTTTGCGGCGTTGTATGCATCAGTAAAATTACTTGTAACGAGTATAACATCATTACCAAAGTCTACTTCACTTTCTGCTGCGGCACATGACTTATATACAATATAGTCTGCGTCAATTAAAATTTTCATACATTAGTGGGTATCCGCCCAAGTCAATCCCTCTTTAGCTTCAGCAGCTATTTGGATTCTCATATTATAATACTCACCTGCTTCAGTAGCAGATAGTTCTAATATAGACTTGAGTTCTTCTACGTGTTTTGGATCGCATTCAAACTGTAGTTCGTCGTGAATGAATGCAAGTTGATGACAACACAAAGACATATCTTCTATGTGTCTGTGTGCTCCGACCATCCATCTTTTGGCGATAACCGCTGCTCCTCCCTGTAAGAGGTAATTGAGAAACTTATGCCCTTTGTCCACGCTGATACGACGACCGTCGATGGCGTTTGCATAACCTCTATCACTACACTTTTTACAAGCTTGTAGCAGCTCTGCAAGACCCGGAATGGCATCAACATAAGCTTTACGAATCTCCCTTCCCTTCTTCCTAGCGGATTCTTCGGATAGTAACTGATCATAAGAGTGTCCTAGTTTAATATCGCCGCAACCATATAAAAAGGCGTAGGTAACAGTCTTGACTTGACGTCTAGTTATACCTATTTTATCGGCATTGGTTTGGTGTATGTCGCCTGTTGTAAGAATCTCTGCATACCTACCGCCGTCGTATCTAGCTAGATAGTGAGCGAGCATGCGTAGTTCTATACCCGATAAGTCAGCTGCGACCATGCGTTGACCGGGTGTAGCTGTAAATAAACGTCTGAATCGTTCATCACTAGGAACTTGTCCTAAATTTGGTGTACGATGATGACATCTAAATGTAGCTGTATTTGTAGCACAATAGTGATGGATCCTAGACTTCGTACATAGCTTCTGCCATGCGTTCACGCCTTCGGATATCATCCCTAACTGCTTCGTCAGATCCAGTAGTGTCAGAAATTTGAGAGCTATATCCGTCCCAATCTCTCTGAGTACTGTTTCGTCGATTACTGCTTTGCCTGTGGATGTCAGCAATTCGGGCGTCCAACCACAATGTATTTGTAAGATCCATGATATGTGGTCCCTCGATACAGGATTAAACTCCTTTAGTCTTGTAAATGTACATCCTTCAATATATCCTTGTTTGCCATTATTTCGTTTAGGAGTAAATTCCGCTCCTGCGACGTAAGGAAACCTCTTTCGTAGTACTTCAGTAATCGCCTCATACTCAGTTCTGAGAGCAGATTCAAGTTCCCGTGCAGAACTCTCATCAAAAAACCATCCATGAATCTCCTGTTGTGTAAGTATCTGTGCTACCTTGTGTTCTAGTTTGACCCACTCAGGTAACGGTGGAAGTGATTGCATAATTTTTGTGTAACAGCAACGTCTTGGACGCAGTAGTCTTCCATCTCTTGTGACCATGTAGACCAATCAGTTTCTTTTCCAAAGCTCCCTTTGTATTCTCCTAATCGGTAACCATATGACTCGAGTGAATGTCTACCATATAATTGTAACGGCATATGTTTCCAGTTTCTTCGTTTGTCTATCTCTATCATGTTGGGATGGTATAGACGAGATAGAATAAGAGTATCAACAATTTCTCCCTGAGGATTAAACCATGGATAAATCTTTTTGATTATAGGTATGTCAAATCCTATAATATTGTGTCCAATAATTCTTGAAGCTTGTTCAATAAACTGAACGCCTCTGACTATTGGTTCTGCAGTTCCAGTATCATTGTAGCTGACAGTCATCCCTTCATCTACGTAATGTACTGCAATGCAATGGATCTCAGTAGTATTTTTAAGAAGACCGTTTGTTTCTAGGTCTATTACTACGGGTCCAGTCAAATGTTCTGTCTTTGAACTTTGCTTTTCGTTTGGCATCTTTGGTAGGTGGTGTAGGTTTTTGTAGCTCAGAAGTCTGTGCTGGGATTGAAAACGCTGTTCGTAGTTTCATGTTCTGTAAACCTCGATGTAGATAAATCGTATTTTATTTGACCGGCAAATCCAGTTTCTCCTGAATAACGGTTCTTAATAATTCTAATAGTGGTAATATCTTTATCAGTTTCTGCCTGTTGGTCTCGCTCCAAAGCGATGACTTGATCGCTGAGTTGAGCAATACTATGAGATCCTCGGAGTTGGCTGAGGGAAACTTTTCCTCCCTCTTCGTGCGAAGTCCTATCATTGTTACTTCTCCTTAAATGAGATACTAGAAATAATGTAATGCCAGTACGCTCAACTAATGACCTTAGTTTGGTCATGGTAGTATCAATCATACGTCTCTCGTCTCCATCCAATCCACTCAGTAATATACTAAGGTGATCTAGGAATACAATACGACATTCCAATCCACAGGCAAGGTACTCGATCCGAGAGTAAATTGTCTCAGGATCATACGAGCCAAAACCATCAAACAAGAATAGATTCCAATGTTCCAGAGTAAGGCGAAAAGATTCTTCCAATTCTGATTGTTCATGTTCTCCTATGTGTAATGATTTACCTAATGCACAAGACATTAGACCTAAAGCACTTCGTCTGTTAGATTCCTCTAAAGCTAAGTAACCTACTTTCTCTCCCTTATCTAGGAGACCTGCGGCAATTTGGCGGCAGAAACTTGATTTACCAATACCTGACCCTGATGTTATAGTAATCAGTTCTTGATATCGGATTCCGTGTAGCTTTTCATTGAGTCCTTGGAATGGATACTCGTGATCTGCTGGTGGTGTGGGTGTTGTAACCAGACTTAATAATGATTTACCTTCGACTATACCGTCTGGTCGGTATGGTTTAGCATCCCAGATTGCTTTCCGGATTGCGTCAGAGTCGTTGGCTTGCAAGGCTTCTGAGGGATCTTTGTATGATTCCAGACGAGCTATCTTTGTTTTGCCGGGAGGTAATACTGTTGCAGCTTCTTCTGCTGCCTTGATACCTGCCTCATCATTATCGAAAAATAATACAATTTCCTCATAACCTTGAAACAATGGTATTTGTTTTTGGATATCCTTCTTAGCACTAGCAGCTCCATGAGGAAGTGAGACCATTGGCCAGCCACCCATGGCTTCATAACATGAGGCGGCGTCTAGTTCGCCTTCAGTAACAACAATACGTTTACCAGTAGTAGGAAAACGGTGCTGACCGAATAGCGTATTAGTGGAAACTCCTGCATATCTAAAGTCCTTTTTCTTTGTTTTGGTCTTGATACCCTGCAATATTCCTGATTCATCATGGTATGGGAACTTTAATTCGTTGCCATCTACATGAATTTGGTAAAATTTGTTAGTTTTTTCAGAAATACCACGTTTTTGCAGCCGTTCGGCTGAACCTGTAAGGTATACTTGTCCCTGCATTTTGTCATTGTGAATAGGTTTGTCTCCGTCCGTGACATTATGACAGACGAAGCAGTAAGTGTGTCCATCTGAGTACAACGAATTGCCATCAGATGAACCACAGTTGCCGCAAGGAATGTGCCTTACGAACTCATTATCGGTCATATCAACCATTCTAGTGGTATATTATGGTAAGCTGACCACGGTATGCCATGCTTTTCACAGAACATTGCGTATGTCGTCTTACTTTTTTTGTTAATTTTATTGAAAGGTGCCTGAAAAACCATACGTAAATCCATGTCAGGATTATCTTTCTTCACGGCTAAAATCTTACGCCTATCAGCCGGTGACCAATAGCCTTTAGCTTCAAGATATGTATGATTAGGTAACACAAAATCAGGATGATAATGATGCATGATTGTGTATGGTACCTTCTCAGACTCATATTCATATGATACACCAAGAGTTGTAAGAAGAGTAGCTAGTCTCTCCTCCAACTTGGACTTGAATTTAGAAGTCTTCGTCGTCATCTTCTACTGAACTTGGTGTAGTGTCAGGGATGATGTTAGGGTCAGCCGCCTTGTAACCAGTTGACTTGCCAAATAGTTCAGCGACAGCACTTACGTCCATGTCACCTGTGTCTACGCCAGCCTCACCTTTTACTGAGACAACTTGTACACCAACCAGCTTAAGAGAGCTACCATAGGTAACCCCATCCCTAAGAATATATGGTTTTTGATAGAAACCCAGTTTAACAGTAGATCCTGCATATAATGGAATGTTTGTATCTGTGAGTTGTGTACCCTCTGTATCTACTACAGGAGGACGATTCTCCTCGTTCCAAGAGAACTTAATTTTATACTTATCCTTTGAAACTTCCTCCCATGGCTCAGGTTTAAGCGTGGAGCGTTTCGGATTTTTGAGCTTACCCTCTGCCCATTTAAGGACTTCAGATCGCTCAGTATCTAGTTTGTCAACAACATCTGTGTCAACAACAGCCGAGAGTGAATAGCCAAACTTACTAGGAGCTAGTATTGCTTGGAATCCCTCAAGTGTTACAGGGTTTTCAGTTTTGTGAATTGTTCTTGCCATTAGCAGAAAAAATAAGTGGAATCAATCACGGATCTCGGTTCGAGGTCTCCTATGATCGGTGGATCAGTTTCCGCACCAATTTGTTGGGCGAAAGTATTTAGATAATCATGGTCAGCAAACAAGTGCATGTATGTTTCCCTGACTATAGTAGACAGTAAAGACATATCAGTAGCTCTGCATAAGACTGAATCATGTATCAATGCGATGGGTGCATCAAATCGTTTGACACTTAAATGTAAAAGAGATGCATCAAGCGAATGAATAAGGTTAGGAGCTGTTGCGGCTTTATGCCTACTCCTATCTACTATTTTACCATCTTCTGTGGCAACTGTCAAGCGACATCTACCAAGAAGTTTAAGATCAATAGTTTCCATTTGCTTCTTCATCAATCGTTGAGCTACTACAAATCCAGATGGTGTAGTCCATTCTAGTTCTGTAACGCCACGTTTGATAGCTTTAGACACCTCGTCTTCAATCCATTTCATAACGGACATCGGACCGGGAACTACCAGAGACATCGCTTCCCTGACAGCTCTGACTGTAAGAGTCAGGTCGTCCTTGTCAACCTCTATACCTTTTTCTTTGAGAGCTTCCTTGATGTATTGCCTGTTACTAAACGCCTTAGCATTGTAAGGTATTGTCATAACTGTGCGTTTCACACATTTTCTATCCCAAACTTGCCATAAGACCTCAGGTATATGAGGCATAGATACCTCAGCTATAACAGCATAAGCATCTTGTGGTCGATCAGACGGCAACACATTGACAAGTTGTGCTGTCGATTTATCACGGGCGAGACCTGCGAGAATCTGTAGACCACTACATGTAGCGTCTGTTGCTACACATAAATTTGTAGTCAATCTGTCCTTCTTGAGAACGCAATGATAGTACTCATCACATGCTGCAAGAAACTGCCATGGCTCCTCTGCACCTTCCCAGTCTCCTATGTTATCTACAGGATCCTCGGCGATACGAGTTAT